GCTTTCCTGATAGAACCTTCACGGGTCGTGCGCGTGTTTCGCTTGTGCCTCGTTGGGTTGGGATGTGGTTGTCTACGGGTGGCGTAATTTATGGTATGTTGTATTTTGGGTTGCCTGTTTTATGTTTCTAAATATATGAGTAAGGTAGTTGATTTGTTTGCAGATAATTGGGGTCGTTGGTGGGGTGTACATAATTCTGAATTTTTACCAGTTGGTGAGACTATCTCTTTTCCTTTGCCTCCATCGGTTGCTTATGATTTCCTGCGTCTTATGCGTAGATTTGCTAGACTAAAATCACGGGCTTATAAGTCACTGACTATAATTTGTAATGCGTCTTTTTGGGTATCATCTATGTTATGGTAAGTCAAGGTGTTTTATCCTGAAATTTCTGTCTTTTTATCCTATCTTTTTTTTATACTCTCCGCTAAAATCTGCCTCGTTGAGTTTTTAGGCTGTCGGTCTCAATCAGTGTTTAGACGGTCAAGGATTTTATACATGCCTCGTATTTCTTTTACTGCGATTTGTTCGGGTACTGTGCAAAAGGTTGGTCGAACATCTGGGAAGGCTTACCAGATTACTCGTTTTGTCGAAATTCCATCTTTGCAAGTCATTGAAGTTTTTGGTGATTTGGGTCTTTTGCCTCATGCTGATGCCCGTGATTATGTTCTTGAGGGCGGGTTATCTAAAGGTATTGATTTTCCTGTTTTGATTTCCCCGTTGCCAGTTGTTGCCTCAAAAGGTAAGTAATTTTTTTTTAGCATCTCAGGCATTTTGTCTGGTTTGACTTTTGTTCTAAGGATGGTTTTAGCATGGCAGATTATGTAGGTTTGATCACTGATGTCCTTGACATCTCCTTCACTGTCGGTACTGTAACGCTCACTTTGGGCGCTGTTGCGATCGGTAGCATCGTTCTGGGTGCGGGTGTTGGTTTCTTCAAGAAACTCGGCGGGCGTAAGTAGTTTTCCCCGTGTTTCCCTATTATGGGCGTGCTCTTTGCGGGGTACGTCCATTTTTTTTGATGAGGTTCTAAATGGCTATTGCTGAGGGTTTAGCTAAGTTGGTGCGTGCTTGGTCAATTGATATTTATGCGGGTTGGTCTTTGATGGACATTTCTACGGTTATGATTGTTTTATACGTGGCGGGCGCGGTTGTCAATCATTTTTTCGATGTGAGTAAGCGCTAGTGTTTACCGCTGTTGTCGCTTTGCTTTTTTATGCCGTTGATAAGCAATTGGCAATTATTATTGCCTTGGTTATGCCTGTTTTGATCGCTGAGGATTTAGCTTCTGGTGAATATAGGCAAGTTTTTGCCGTGCTTGTCTTGGCGGGTGCTATGCGTTTTGTCGCTGTTTCGGTTTCTGATGAGGTGTAAAAATGTCTGATGTCGTTTATGCTTTGAGTGCTACGGGTTTATTGCCTTATATAATTTCTATGATTGTCGCTTTTGGTGCCATTTCTTTATATTTCAAGTTTATCAATAAGGCTTAAGATGCGTAAAATCTTTTTTATCTTTGCGGGTCTTGCGTGCGCTGCGCTTTTTCTGTTTTCGTTTTCGTCTGCATCTGCCCAAACTCCAACGGTGACGCCTTCTCCGTCTGCGGTAGTTTCTGGTGATTGTCCTCGGTCTTTGCCTGTTGGATGGGGTTTATATACGCCTTCCCCGCTTTGGTCTGTTGAATGTGGGGATTGTCCTGTTTTTATAACTCCAACGGTAACGCCTTCTCCGTCTGCTTCAGGTACCCCGTCCGCTTTTATAACTCCAACGGTGACGCCTTCTCCGTCTGCGGTTTCTCCGCTTTTGCTTTGTTCATCTTCTTTGAATGTTACTTGTAGTTCAGTTGATGATGTGACTATTTCTTTTGTCGCTCCTTCTGGTGATAATTATTCTAATGGTGCTAATTTTGGTTACTCGTCTAACGTTGGCGGTATTTTGTATGCGCGTCTTGAGGTTTTGTCTGGTTCTGGAGTTGCGTATTCTCATCAGTACTCTACCGATTATCGTCCTCTTGTTTTTCAAGTTGGTAATGTTGAGGGTTACACTTTACCTACTTTGCATTCGGTTGGTTATAGTACTTATGAAGAAGCTGACTTGGGCGTTTATGACTTTTCTTTCGATATGGGAGATGAGATTTTTCAGGATGATTTTGTTTACATGACCTCTATTCTGGGTGATAGCGTGAATCGTTTCTATTTTCGGTTTGGGTCTGTTTTGACGCTTTCTCTTTCTCCTACCTTTGAATATATTCCCCCCCCCGTTGATGTTGGATATTGTTCTACTGTGCTCCCTCCGATCTCGTCTGATTTTGGGTTCGATTTGTTCATACCTGATGGTGTTTCAAATTGTTCTATGGGTTGGGACGCTTTTGAAGTGGGGTCTTATATAATTCCCGCTGTGACAATTTGTTTTCAACCGTCAAATTTTGGCGTTGTGACATTGTTCGGGACTGCTTACGATGTCGGCGTTTATGCGTTGGCGTCTGCGGGTGCTTTCTTTTACCGATATTTGAGGACTGTATAAAATGCCTTTCGTGCTTACTATTCCAGTGCCTACGGTTGTACTTTATGTTGTCGCTGTCTTGGCTGTTGTGCTTGTCGTAAAATTTGTTATTGGTTTTATAACGGGTTAGTATATGCCTATTCTCGGTGTTCGTTTGTTTGAGGAATTTGACGAGATGAGGACTATCTGCATTGGTGGCGGGTTATCTGCGGGTAAGACTCGCTTGGCGTTTGACATTGCCTTGCCTTATTGGCGTCGTGGGTATCGCATTTTTTCTAATGTGCCTCATAATTTTTCTCATTGGATGGGTGATAATGATTTTGCTTTGTTTCGGTCGCTTTGTATTTTTGATGAGGGTGGCGAATATGTACGCGATCAGAAAACGGCGTCTATGCTAACAAGGTCCGAGGGTAAAGCTGATTATTATTCAATTTTTTGTGGTAAGCGTATGCCTCACAAAAATTTGCAGGATGTTGTTATCAAGCCACGTTTCAACTTTTATATGAATTATGGCGTGCCTCTGATATTGTGGCATGTAAAGGTAAATGCTGATGATGCTTACAAGTTCGGTTTTTTTCAATATCTTCCGCAAAAAATGCACGGTACTTATTCAACGCTTACCAGTTCGGGCGGTATTGAAAAAATACTTCTTCGGGCTGAGTTTACTGTCAAGCGTCTTGCTGAAATGGAAGGACAAATTGCGGGCGTACAAGCTGACGCGGGCGTCACGGGTCTTGCTGAGGACTTCGCCTCGGGTATTGCTTCGCTTTCCTGATAGAACCTTCACGGGTCGTGCGCGTGTTTCGCTTGTGCCTCGTTGGGTTGGGATGTGGTTGTCTACGGGTGGCGTAATTTATGGTATGTTGTATTTTGGGTTGCCTGTTTTGGGTTTCTCTGTGCCTCGTCCGTTTTTTCTGTCTGCGTTGCCTTCTCCAACTCCTAAACCTGAATATTATTTCGGGGCTATTGTTCCAACTCCAACGGTTGGCATTTCTGCTGAGTTTTACGCCTCATCTGATGGTGTACTGTTGGCGGGTTTGCAAACACAGACCGCTTTTGATGTTTTGCAATTGTCAATAACTCCAACGGTAACGCCTTCTCCGTCTGCGACGCCAGGACTAAATTATCCACTTTCCAATCATCTGTTTTCGTTTTACGACCCTTTGATCGGGCGCGATATACCTGAGATTGCTGAGGTAAATTGTGGTCAATGGAATTATGAAACTAAATATTGTGATAGTGCCTTGCGTAGTGGTGAACCTTGGGAATTGAATTATTTTCGTGCGTCTGCCTGCCCTTATGCGCTATTTGTTGAACGGGCTGAATTTTTGGTTGTTTCGCCCGATTGGCTGAAAGTGCTTTTTCCTGATGGTTTTGTTTGCAAGGATACTGGTGAGTTAGTTACTCATCCTTTTATTGATTTTCTTGTACCTTGGCGTTCTATGCCTATGCCTTATGCTGATACTCCTTGGCGTGCTCCTATAACTTTGATGAGGATAAAATAAAATGATAATTTCTTTTAGTGCTTCAGGTTGGTTTTTGATGGGTTTCATGGTGGGGGCTTATGTTGTTTTGGTTGGGGTGCGTCAATGATGCGGTCTAGGTTTTACCGTTTGACGGGTGGGTCTGTGCTTGGGTATCATTCTGCGGTTGCTGTGGCTGAGCCTGCGCCATCGGCGACTGACTAGGTTTCGGGGGACCTTGCATCTGTGGCCCTCCTTGTCCACCGCCAAGCAAGTGCATCAAACCATTTCCTAGCATCTGCATGAACCCTTCGGCATGGCCAGGAGGTGGAGTTGCTTCAGCTTGTGGAGCAGGACCGACATACATGTCTTGACCAATCTGTCCATAATTCCCATCCGGCTGAAACGTGCCAGCTTTCGGTGCGTCTGGATTGTTCTTATGCCACTGATCAAGCCCTGGCGTCCCACGTTGCGTATGCTGATCTTTCGAAATCCCACTAACAGGAGCACGAGCCGCTTGGATATTCTGCTGCGTTCCTTGTTGTAACAAGCCCAGCAAACCCATCAAATCGGGCATCTGTGCTTGTTGACGTTGCGGTTGTTGCACGCCAGTCTGATCATTAAGACCGAACTGACCCGTTTGTTTTTTAGGTGGAAGTGGCATGATTAGCGTCCAGTATGTTTTTGATATGACTGACGGAACGCCTCATCAGGCAATTCCTTGTTGATGTTTGAAGAATCATAAGGCGACTGCAAAGCCTGCGCCTGTGGATTGATAAGCCCCGGGAAACCGCTATTAACGTACTGTGCCCCAACATTCGGATCAATCATTCCTGCTCCATTTGGATCAGAAAGAGCTGATAACAAAAAGTGCATCAGTTTGAACTTATTGTCTTGGGCGTTAATTTCAGGTTTAACCAATGTTGCAGCAAGTTTCTGTTTGTTATCTTCTTCGCGAAAACGGTTGTTTTGATCGAACAGACTTTTCTGCATTTCGTATGAACGATCGTCATTAGTTTGCTGTTGGTCATAATGACCTTGAGTCAAATCAAATTGAGCCTGATCGCTATCCCACCGTCTCTCCCCTTCCAACATCCTAAAATCCATTTCCTGCCCGAATTGATCCTGTTGAATCATAGGCGCTTGAGTCTGGTTAATGAGATTAACAAGACCTGAGAGCTGATCGAGTGGATTGGCGGAGATGCCGAGTTGTTGGAAGATAGCGAGTGGATTATCTTGTTGTTGTTTGCGCATTACTCTTCAGCGACCTCCACGCCAGTTGGGATGGTGCGAACTTGGAAGGTGTAAGTGCGGACGAGCTCACCAGTCGAAGTGTCTTCGTATGTGGAGCGAGTGAAGGTGAGCTTGCCGGGGACAGGCGTGACAACGAGGAATTTCTGATACATCATTTCCATGAGTGCGTAGAGAATTCGACGATAGTCGCCGGTGGTGGCGTTGGCTTCTGCGGCCTCCAACTCTTCGAGAAGTGGAGATGCATGGGCTTCGGTGTTTAGTGTGATAGCGTTGGTGGAGTAGGCATAGCCTGCACCGAAGAACGCGGACGGGATTGGATTGGATGTGACCATTTTGTTTGTGTGTTAGTAGTGGAATTTTTCTGCGATTGTCCAAATTTGAGTTGTTGTTACTATGTAGAAGGTTCCGGGATAAACTCTGATCTCTTCGATCTCTATTCGATCACTACCGACTGTGCAGATGATGGTTACATCAGGATCGTCGGCATTTGATGGAAGGCCTAGATTTAGGTAGAAGTTGTCTCTGTGGCAGTAAAAGAAACCGATAAATGGCATACCGGCGAAAGCTGATGTGGCCCATGATTTGAAACCGGATAGGTCGACCCTGCCATCTGTTCCGAAGTGAGAAGATAACGCAAACTCCTCAGCGAAATGCGTTATGTTGTCTGAGTCAATGTAGCTTTGTCTGTATAGATCGTTCGTGGTTGTCTCAGTTTCGTCATAAGAGATGTCTGTGATTTGCTCACGCCTTGTTTCTTTATATTGAATGGACTTGGCGTTATACTCCCAGTTGGCAAAGGTTTGTGGATCGATTTGAAAACGTTTTGAAGAAGCGTCTGGTTCAGCCGCGGACTCAAAAAACACATCGCTGTATTGTGAATATCTATCGCCTCGAGGTAAGATTAAAGCAAAATCGCCTTCTGGAACAAAAACACTCATAACGATTGTGGGTTCGCTAGGCAATAAACAGACACGGTGCCGACCTTACCGTCAACAAAGCAGTAAAACTCAATCGGTATAGCATTAAACTTTTGTGGCGATGGCGCGTCAGGCCTCATGTCACGTTGGTCTTGCTGAACCTGAGTGACAGTTCTTTGTATCGGCTCTGGCGAAATAGGTGGTGATTGCTGTAGAGGACGTGCCTGCGAAAACGAGTCAGCAAATGAGTCAAGTTCACGAGCAGCTTCTTTTTCATTTTCTTGGAGTTGTTTTAATGCTTCGATACGTTCACGACGTTCACGCTGCATTCGTTCGCTGGCTGATTCTTCACTCATTCTTCTAGGACGTTAGCGTTAAAGGTCTGCGCATAGACCTTGGAGTAACCCCATTTGTATGGAGTTACTTGTGAGTTGATGAGATATTTTCCATTGCGTGGAATTGTATGTTGTCCGGGAGTAGCTGGGAAATGTGCAGGATATACAACACCGCGTGCAGCGATACCAATGGCGAGAGCTGCGGAGAGTGACGGGAAGTTGAAGCCCGACGCCTGCATACTGCCTGACGCAACGGCCGAGACAACCCGTGAAAGTTCTCCTTGGATATCGATCGCGGAATGAATTGTCGGTGGGATTTGAATGACATCGTTTGTGAGAGAGACGTCTTTACTGTAGCTTTGTGTAGAACCGCCGTCTTTCGTCTGGTTAGATTCAGAGCCTGAAGATGAACCGGCGATGGAGACGCGAACAGAACATCCGACTTTTGACCCGAGACCGACGATGGTGTGAGATTGAGGATGGAAGACAGGCCACTCACGCGCATTAACCCGCGCTAGGATCTGGGCTTCAGTCACTGGGTTTTTGAGATAAAACACCCAACCCTTGGCAGGAAGGTTTGACGACCAGATGTCCTGGAGTTCGATGAGAATCACAGGCGTGGCAGCGGCAGATGCTGATGAACCATCGCTGAGGTTTGCCGACAATGAATAACTGCGTCCAACGGAAAACCCTTGCCAGTTTGAAGTTTGCGCGCCTTGTTCGGCGGCGGCGTTCCAAATGACGGAGATGCTTTTTAGCACACGCGGAAGTTGCAAGTCAGCGCGTTGTGGAAAGGTGTGGATACGTGAATCCAGTGTGGCGGTAGGGATTATTTGAACACGTTTCAAACTCCGATCGACATTGATGGGAGTGTATTCTGTGTTTGGATCTAACGTAGTGCTTGCCGGCGGTGCGACGAATTGCTCGGTGTAGCCGATTGAAGCGTGAAGCTCATCGTCCAAAACGCTTCCTTTGTGAATAGGCCACGCGGTAGGGTTTAGGACTGTTTCTTTAACGTATTGTCCGTTGCCCAGCTCCGTCACTTTAGAGTCGATAACAAGTAGACCGGAATCGGCTGGAACGTTAGAATTGACTAAAAGCTCAACAGTCGTTGCCTTAACACGCTCAAGATAGTTTTGCGAACCGTCCAGTTGGTTGTTTGTCGTGTCGCCTTGTTTACGCTTTGTGACGGTTTTGGTTCTAGGCGAAACTTGTGACTCGCTGCACATAGTGTCACCTGTGTTCAACGTCGGTAAACCTATGTCGCCGGGAACAGTTTGGGAAGTTTCGACTTCACTACGAAGTGCTTTGAACCTTTCAGGCAGAACGTCAGGGCGAATGACTGTGATCGATTTTTGCTCAAAGATAACCGGATCGTGCCGAGTCACCATCATGCCGTGAGTTCCGTCAATAGGTTCGACAACGCTTTCCCAGATCGACGGACCGAATTCAGCCGGAGTGGCTATCGGAACGACTTGACGACAGACGACAGACGAAATCAACGCGCCATTCAAACTCCTGTCGGCGACACACACCTCGGAAAACAAAGGAGTGTCAGGGTAACCCGGAGCAAGACGGACACGAAGTTTCGCCTTGTTCATATTCATCGGAGTGACCTCCGCAAACATACCGAACGGAAGAGGCGCGTCGATAGTGAAGCCGTTCGCCACTTCCCACTCAAACACTTCCATGTAAGTGAAAAGCGCTGGATCATATTGCTGCGAACTCACGACCGGCCCCATAAGAGTCCCTCGTAAGTTCGTGACAAAGATATTGTCCAGTAAATTTGGAATGCTCATAGGTCGTGATAGATGTTTCCGTCAATCGAATGTGAATCCCACAGCACCAAGGCTTCCCACGCAGCATCACGTGCAGCCGTCGGCGGAGCGATAGTGCCTTCTTGCCGCGCGACGAACTTGAGAAGCATGTAGTTCAACTCAATGAGGCATTGCCACATCATGAATTGAAAGCCGTTCTCCAACAAGAAGTCGGTGTCGGATGGCTTTGTGTAAGGCTGCATCCACGTCTGTCCGGAAACAGCCAACGTGACGGAATCGCTTTTCGGCGAATACGTTCCGAAGTGTCCGTTGATCGTCAGCTCCTTGTCGTAACATTGCAATGCTTCTCCGTCACGCGGATAGAACTCAAAGTTCGACATGCCTTCTTGCTTGTGAAGTGCAATCTCCTTCGTCTTCAACGTCGTCACTTTAATCGGACGAAGCACTTGTCCTTCACCAATCCATGCAGACTGAATTGTTTTGAAACGCCGAATTTCTCCGGTATTGAAAATTACGGATGAACCCGAGACAGATAGCAGTGTGCCCGGCGTAATGCCTAGCACCAAAGTAGTAGTCAAATCAGGGTTCACCCGTGTTTGTATGACAGTGTATTCCTGTGTATCGACCAACGGTGAATTAACCGTCCCACCGAATGACACTGTCTGGACGCTCGAAACATCGACAGGCGATCCGTTGCTGTCGGCTTTAAGCGTCAATTCTGGCCAGTCGGAGAGTGAGGATTCAATGCCTTGCACGTCCTCCGCGGCGATTGTTTGCGAAGCAGTTCCACTGAAGAAACGCTTCGTGGGCACCCGGTCGAGATACAGGGGCGCCCCGAAAGTTAAAACGGCCCTTCCCATCTGTCCGCCATTGGCAGCGAAATCATGCAGCTCTTCAGCATACACTCTCGCGTTATTTGCAGCGTCAAGAATACCATCGTCAATCTCAGCAGCCAAGGAATTCACGTTTTGCGCGCTGCCCGGAACTAGGTTGACAAGATTGGTGTTCGACGTCAAATAACGTTTGATCGCTTTGGATAAATCCTCAATGGTTTTTGACATGGGAAAGGCCGTTAAATGTTTACTTACAGAGCACCACCATGCCCTTTACCGCCCAATTCGCCGTAGCCTTTGTGGGAAGTAGAGTGCTTGGTTTGCTTGTTGTCCCCGCTGTTGTGAGCAGGGGTTTCACGAGCAGTCGTATTCAACATGCTCGTCGAGGTGACGTCGACGCCCTTGGCGCCTCCTTGGCCGATTGGGCCTCCAGTGCGTAGCGATTTGCCGTTCATTTTTCTGTTTTTTCTGTGTTGTTATTCCCAGCTAATTAGACTGGCTGGCTCAGGATCTGCAGATTCTTGATGAACATGCAGCTTTCAGGAAGATTGACCTCGAGGCCGGCTTCCGTGATCCATTCGTCTTTGCGACCATCGTAGTCACGTGCTTGACGGTTGCAAAGCAGCGTGGTGTCGGAGTCGTTCAGTGCGCGATACTTGAGGTTTTGGATATCAAGCAGCAGACCGGAGTTCCGCAGATAAGCATTCTGCGAGAACAGCGGGTGAGTCTTGAAGTGAACGGTTCCGAACGAGGTTTCCCACGTGCAAACGTTCATTCCATACACCTTCTGGACGCCGAAGTCTTTGTTCAGTGTGGCACGGGTTTCCAACACAGCGTTAACCGCTTGCAAGAAACCAGATCCGCACATAAAGATCTTCTCGAACGACTTGTCGTTAGTGCAACGGAAAGCACGTTCCAGATACGTGTTCCAATGGGCCCAAGTCATTGTTCCGGCAGTTCCAGCAGAACCGGCGGAAATGATTCGTTTGCCATCTTCTGCGTCCAACGTCAACGCTGGTGCACCTGCTCCACCACGCATCACGCTGTTGGCAGCTTCCCATTGCTCGAGCCAGTAAACCACTCCACCAGTCATCCGGCGTGGAGTAGTCTCTCCCGTAACAGGATCTACCACGTTATCCGTCCGCTTGGTTCCGAAAAGGAACGCGTATTCGATCTGCGTCATATGCGCACGAAGAGCGTCTTCTGCAGTCTCGCGATACAGACCGGTCTTGTCGAACGTCGCTGGCTGTTTCAGTGCCGAACGAGTGAAAGGACCGACCGTATCACGGAAGATCTGTGTGTAGTTGCTTCCGTAGGTCGGAGGAATCATACGTCCCGTAAGCGCCGAACTACCTTCTTGCGAAACAGTTCCCGCAACAATGACCGTCGCACCAACTGGGCCTTTCGTGCCGCCTGTGATAAGGTTAGTCGTATTGAGAATCGTTCCTGTGGTTTCCACACAGAAATAAGTGATCATTCCTGTGACAACAGCAGTGATGACGCCCTTCACCTGAGTGTAGGTCGTGTTCGACAGCGGCACATCTTGAATCCAGATTTGATTCCGGACCAAAAATTCTGAGCTGTCAGCAACAGCAACTGTATACGTGGTTCCAGCCGCCTGTGCGATCGTAGCCGCACTGTTAGCTCCAGACGAGTTACCGAAAGGCAACGTGAGTGTTCCGCCAGCCGCTGCGACCGTGGTCGTGGGAGTGCGGAAGCGTTTTTCCCACCAACCGAACTCGAACGAGTCAGTTTCTTCGTCTTCCATCAGAGACAGAAGTCCCGTAAGTGGAAATTGACCGACGGGATAATCATGGAAAATCCGGCGACGGTTGTTGCGGTTGTGGAACGAATTGTCGACGAACGTTTTACCGCTCACCAACCCAAGGATTGCATTGCTCATTTGATTTGTTTCTTTATCTAGATTTTATACACGTGTTGTTAATTCGGCCGGTTTACTTGTTGAGGAAAAATGGTGCAAGTCCACCGCGTTTACCCGACGCGCTAGCGACAGGTGCAGCTTGGAAGCCACCAGTATTTCCCCCCATGTTCGTACCAGCCATCGAAGGCATCCGTGTGCCTCCGCGTTGTTGTTTTTGACCCAGCGTAAATTCCGGATTGACCCCTTTCAGGATCTTTTCGGCGAACTGTGCCACCTTTTCAAAGGCCTCGTTTTTATCCTTCGGCCTGAAACCTTGTTGGGTCAGCGATGCGGTGATGGAATTCACCAACTCACTCTGACCTTTGAGTGCAGGATACTGCGTCTCAAACTCCTTCTGGAGATTTTTCGCTTCACGCTGTTGCATGTATTGAACAGCAGGCGAGAACTGCTTTTCCATCTCGGCCATCTTCTGCTCGACAAGCAACTCAGCAGCACGGAACGACTGATTCACCAATCCATCCCGCAGCTGATTCACGATCTCGCGACGTTCTGCTGGTGTTGCATCCGCATCAGCCAACTTGTTAAGCCCATTAACAAAGTTGTCATCGGGATTAAAGACTTGGAAATGCTGAGCGGCTTCTTCCGCGGTCATTTGTCGTTGAGGCTCCGCAGGACGCATGGATTGCATGGTAGCGGAAACGATCTCGGCAATGGCACGGGAGTCGAATGCAGGAGCAGCAGGAGGTGCCGCTTGCTGTTGCTGTTGGCCGTCGTCAACTTGCTGATCATCGATTTGATCATCTTGTTGTTGGCCGTTGTCGATGATTTGGTCATCATCGTCGTCATCTTCGTTATCGAATGGGAACATAATTTTGTGTTGTTTGTCTTACGCTTCGAGCTGTTTGATTTCTTTTTGAAGTTCCGTGTCCAACACATCAAAGAATTTGAAGTTCTCGCGTGCTCCACGGGCTTCGCCTATCCACCCTTCTCGCTCATAGAGGGTTTCCGGGCCTTTTAATGGTTCGTCGATGATTTGAAGCATCGTCTCCATCATAAGTTCTTTTTGACATGACTTGTAATGTCGATAAAGGAAAGTCTTTTTGAACTCGTGGAGTTCACTGTGAAGGAGACGGATCTCAGCTGGCGTCAGCTGGTGGTCCTCCGCCTCCGGGAGGTTGGGTTGGTTGTTGCTGTTCGACATATTGTTGCATTGTTTGCTGGACGATGAGATTGACCATGTTGGTCAAAGTCTGTGGATCTTTGGCGAGATCAAATTGTTTGAGGGAGCCGACGCCAAGGAGTTCGTAGATTTTCTCGAGGAGGAGTTTGGGTGAAAGCTCGAGGTTGACGATGCCGGAAGGGCCCAACGTGATAACCTGCTGGAACAGCTCCATGAGGGTCTGTGACATGTAAGCCTTCTCGCTTTGCAGCGTGCCGTCGTACATGAAGAAGTCACTTTGCATCACGAGCTCTTCTGGTGAAGCGGAGAACATAGCCAACGCTTCGGCTTTTTCAGGATTCGCCCACTCGCGTCCTGCGATGCGAACGATGTCGTTGGAGTCAAGCCCTTGACGTAAGTTCAAAAGCATTTTTAATCCCGTTGGTTGTAGGGATGAGAACCAGATGGACTCGGTGATGTTCTTGAGACGGCTTGCAGCTCCTTGCGCCACAACTCGAGCTTCCGTTGCACTTCGACGACCCGTGTGATATTGGCCCATGGCGTTTTCATTAACACCGGAAACGGCTTGCATGATAGTGGTAAGCTGTCCGATATCGTCCATGTGTCTAGCCGTGACGTCTTGAACTGTGAGTTGTTTGACATAACGATCTACTCCTGTACGGCTTGCGCCTTTTTTCAACAAAATGACCCGCGACCGATTAACGATCGTGGCCATGTCAACGCCCAACGGATCGACCACAAGCTGATTGTCAATCGTGCGGGTTACTGATTCCACCCGTGCATTCATGAACCAATCGATTGTCTCTTGCAGTCGATCCAAAACATCTGAAAGAGATTGATTGATGAAATCGTGTTGATCTTCATCGAACTGAGCGGTTTCGTAGGTCACTTCTCCGTGAAGATAACCCATAGGCTCACAACGAATAATGCGCTTATCATTAGCAATCCAAACAATATACATTGTTGGGGTGGGTTCTGGACCCAAAGGCTTACCGTCAGCGAGAAGGAATTGACTAGGTGTGATTTTGATTTGGATCTCGACAAGAGACACAATACCGGAAGCACGATCCAACTTATCAAAATCAACACGTGAACGAGGCATAAAATCCTTAGTCGCATGCTTGTTTTCACGGTCAAAGTTTTCAACGTGTTTTACACCAGCGCACTTGCCTTCGGCTTCAAGTTGTAGAAGCAAGCTTTTCGACATGTCAGAACGATCCGCACAGAACTCGCCCTTATGAAGTTCGGAGAGAGGATAGCGGGTGTCGGGATAGAAGTCAAACGGAGAGATGCAGCGAAGTCGATTACCTTTGCGTTTCGGCACTTTCTTCGTAACCGTTTTCGCCTTGCCTGCTTTTAACTTAATCCCCCAAAGCGTCGTATCAGGACTTTCTTCAGTCGTCGTGATGTAGACGTAATCTTCTTCCCATGAGTGTTTGAGCACTCCAAGACCGAATTTCGCGATATCGACTAAATGCTGTCCCAGAACCTTATTAAACGCGTTCCCACGAACATCGGCGTCGAGTACTTTCTCAGCGAGTTGTTTGTAATCCTCATCCTCCACGCCTTGTGCGTCAAGCTCAAACACTTTCGGCCTTTGCATGATCACGGCCATAGCGAACGACTTGAACGTCTGAATCTTCGCATAGGTCATGGGAATGACCTGCTTCTTCGGACGTCCTTCTTTCTCTGCTTTCTCATCGGACTTGTCTTCGCAACGATATGACCTGTAAATGTTATGTCGATCCGTCCACAACGAATAAAAAGTCGACATGTAGGAACGTGACGTCTTGATGTGACCCATGCACTTTTCCAACATAGCGTCATGAAACTCCGTAGGAATTTCTCTCTCAAGGTCTTTTTTGATGCGTTCGTCCACGTTATTTGTAAGTAAATTGTGTATGCCTTGGAACAGTGAAGGATCTGTGCTGTGTCACCTCACTTGGAATATACTTCAGTTCGTCAGCGTTATCAGGCGTCACATAATCCAAACCTTCGAGAACCAAACGATACAGATTCTCCATCATGTGATCGTTCTTATCAATCGGATGGTTTGGACGTGTGGGATTCCACGTGTAATGGTCAAACTCCCAGCGCGTTTCCGTCAGATGCTCGGCAAACTGCAACTTCTTCACTTGCTTGCCCATCGGACTCGTAATCGTCGACGCCAGTTCAGCTTGTGTAGTAATGATCCCGCGACTTAGGTCTTTAGAGGCTTTTTCTACATACACACCGTTATCGATGAGCACATCGGCCATTACACTCTGATCGATATTTGATGGGACATAGGCCGCGGGATCACACAAGAAAATCTGAACATAACGTCCACCGATGATCGAATTAATCGCCTCGCAAAGTTCCTTAGCGCTCGGAAACTTACGGAAAATCTCAGCGAAGAAGTAAACAATACCCTCCGGACTTGTTGCAGCAAACAACACCGCGTGAGGAACCTGTGGGTGCGGATCGATCGCCAAACGGATTGTGTAGTTCTCCGGTGGAGTAAAAGCATCCTGCCACCCAAAAGGAGTCCCACGATACAACGAGTCCGAAGGATGAAATTCTTTATAGACTAAACCCGAAAGAGCCAGCGGGATTCCTTTAATCCGGCAGTCTTTTTGCTCATCTGTCAAGTCGGCTTCAAACATTGCCAACGCAGCTGGCGTGTTATGTGAGTTGTCATACGACGTTCCCACAATCATCATGTGGTCGACGTCCTTTTCAATCGTCTCTCCACCAGTTAAGCGGAAAGCGTCTCGTGGGACAAACATGTCATTGATCCACGGTTCATTGATTGGAGTGCATGTGAACCAAGCCGAACCATGACGATCAATAAGTCCCCGGGAGTTAGCAACCCACATGTCTTTTGGACATGGCTCATCGACATGTATCCAATCCCAATCGGATGATTCTTGGCCCATGGGATTTGACGCGAAAGACTTAACCGTATCAAGCAGGATGGTGCTCTCACCGCCCCAAATCGACTTAACAGTGATTTCACTGATAACACCCGCATTGTTTCTCGAGGTTCGAACGATCGCATCCTTCGGCAAGAACTTGAACAGCTTGCCTTGACCAACACCCTTCACAGGGTTCGTGAAAATTTCATGTGCCTTATCCCAGTCCGCCACAATAATCAACCCTTTAGTCGAATGCTTGGGGATTCCGATTGAACGTCGGTAATCACCTTTCGGATACCAAGGCCGTTCGCCAATAGCCCAAGCACAATCTTCGGCTCCACCCAACGTGGACTTTCCGAAACGGTTTCCGGTCCTGACGTACCGACGTTTTTTGTGTCCGTTTCTGTGGAACTCGTCTTGTTTTTCATGCGGGGTATAAAACTGCAAGCCATTCTGGTCCTTAAGACGCGCAAGACGTCGTAAAGCAACCAATTCAGCTTGAGCGTTTTCGTTCATACTTGGTAATGGGCTTAACGCGACAGGCTCAAACGCCTGATCCTTTCCAGTTGGCGTTGTAGCCGCGGGTGTCGATGTGGACGAAGGTGGAGTAGAGACCGAGTCCGCCAGAGAAGTGACCTTCTTCGCGAATGTCTGCGAGAGCTGCGTGAACTTTACGCGGTGAAACCCCGGAGACTTGAATGTCACATGCCATGAATTTCATGTGGTATGAACCGGTAGCAGCCCCGCTCAGTGCGGAGTTGTATAGTTTCGACCGGTAGCTGGAGGAGATGTAGATCGAGCGTCCGAGGCGGTCGCGAAGGAGCTGGAGGACCTTTACGGTCGGGATGATGTTTTTCCAGATGGCACGTGGTGGCGCATCGTTGTGAACACCATTACGTTTGACTTGGAAATACCATTCTAACTCGTCGGCATGGAAGTTCTTGAATCCTTGGCGGTTGAAATATTCCGAAAATGTTTCTGTAGGTGTAGGTTCCATGCGATATTGTTGTTGGTAACGGTAGTAGATCCAGTCTTTCCAGAGGGCTTTAAACGGGTTCATCGTGAACAGGGACTGAAGGATTAACGATGTTGACGTCGAGAGGTTCGCCTGAGACTTTTTCTAATGCTTTAACCGCAATCTCTACAGCACGATCGCTTTTCTCTGTCACGTTGTTCGCAGCATTGATAGCTTGTTCTGACTTGAGTGCGGATTTGACGGCGACGGTTTTGACTTGCTTGACCTCGTTAACGATTTGGTTTTTGCGCACAGCTCCGGCATCTAGAATTTCACCTTTGTCTGCTATGCGGTCTAAACGTGCTTGCTCTAGGGTGATTTGAAGTTTGCGGTTACTAAAATAACTTGAAATCAGTAAAGTCAGAACTGTGACTGCCGCAGAGGAAATAACGACGATTGATTCGTTTGTCATAAAGTTGGGTCGGGTGCGACAGTGACGGTGTAGCCCGTAGGCGAAACCAGTGCGCCACGAGTCACCGCATGAGCGTCAGCGGAGGCGAGGCATAGATTGAGAATCTGTTCGTGGTTCATCGGCCCCGTTGTGGGAGAGGTGAAATGTGTCCATAACCCAAGGGTTGATCCCGACAAAGGGAAAAAAGACGGCGATCCAGAATCACCTGGAACGATCAATATGGTGAAAGCCCCGTAATCGGAAAATTCCACGTCAGATACATTTGGGACGCTTCCAACGTGACCAAGCTGGTGATAGTTTTCCGTGATGGTGTTGCCATAAAGAGCGGTTGAGGATAGTCTCACCGAGCTGGAGGCGGGCTGAATGCCGACGGCACCGAAGCTGACTTGGCGGAGCCGGTTGAGGTAGATTTGCGCCCCGCCCATCCATGCTTCGACCTGAGTGCCGTCGCCGTAGGGTCCGCCGACAATCAGATCGGGTCCAATCTCCCACGCGTAGTTCCCGATGATCGGATACCATTGGATGTCCGAACTGACAGGCGCGGAGAGCGTGAAAATCAAATTGTCTCCGATGTGTTGGTTGTTGGCGAAAAGGTAGGGTGAGGGTGGCGTTACGGGATCATCCTGAGTCCGGCCAACCAACGTGCGATCCTCGTAATGACCGGGATTGGTTTTTGAATAAAACCGGACCACGGTTCCGACAGCTGGGCAGTAGTGCCATGCGCCTCGAACATGCTGCGGGCTAACCAAAGTTAAACCGTAGTCCGCCCGTGGAACACCCGACACAATCGGATAGCCTACTCCGGAAAAATCATAGTCATCCGCCCAACATGACGGATTGTAAGTCCCGTTCGGGGTGGCGGATGCGCCGGAGGTGAAAAGATTGAGTGATCCACCCGCATCAAGCAGGGGCTTTACAAGATCCCAAGTAAACTCTCCGAACGATCCCGTTGCAAAGTTGTCGAACTTGAGCGCGGTAGTTGCCACACCCGGAAAAGGCGCTGAAAACCTTCGTGATCCGTAACGATTTGCCGCCCG